CTAAGTTTAATTAACAACTTTTCAAGACCCTCTGCATTGCCGAGGGTCTTTTTTTATATAACGAAAGAAGATGATCAAGAAACTGATTGAATCTGATGACTATATGCTACACAACAAGGTAAAGTCGTGTAGTTATAATTTAGATCGTCATGAACTATCAAAGACATTAATTGAAAATATGCTATACTATAATGGTGTTGGTCTCTCAGCCAACCAGATTGGTATACAGGAAAGAGCATTTTGTATGATGATTGATGTAGAAACAGAAGAGACAATTACTTGTTTCAATCCACAAATTATTAAAAGTTATAGTAAGGAGGTGGTTCTTGAAGAGGGCTGCTTATCATATCCTGGTGTATTTCTTGATGCGAAAAGACCAGATTCTGTAGTTGTAAAATATGAGGATGCAAATGGTAAACTACATAAGGAAAAATTAACTGGATTTACATCTAGAGTATTCCAACACGAATATGACCATATGGAAGGGATTGACTTTACTCAACGCAAGATATAATGAAATAAAAACATAAAGGTTAAGAACAGGTAAACGGTATCATAAGTTACAGTTAAGGTGCTCTATATAATGAGGTTTATTTTCTAGAAACTAATGAAAGCATTCGCAGTTGCCCTGCTCGGTCTATTCGCACTGACCCCTGTAGCAGAAGCAAGAACAAGATTGAGTGGTGCAGGTGCATCATTCCCATCTAAGATCTATACTCGTTGGTTCGCAGACGTAGCTAAGTCTGGTGGAGCAAGAGTAAACTATCAGGCAATTGGATCTGGTAGTGGTAGAAAAGCATTCATAGATGAAACCGTAAACTTCGGTGCGTCTGATGATCCTATGAAACAAACGGACATAGACAAAGTAACAAGAGGATTAGTTCAGATACCCATGACAGGTGGAACTATTGCATTTGGATATAACAATCCTGGTTGTGACCTTAAGTTAACTCAACAACAGGCAGTTGAAGTTGCTATGGGTATCATTACCAACTGGAAAGAAGTTGGATGTGATGATCAGAGGATGACTTGGGCACATCGTTCAGATGGTTCTGGAACAACTAAGGCATTCACTAATAGTATGCAAGCATTTTCAGAAACTTGGACATTAGGTACAGGTAAGTCAGTTGCTTGGCCATCAGGTGTTGGTGCTAAAGGTAATGCAGGAGTAGCAGGAGTAATTAAAAATACACCTGGTGCTATCGGTTATGTGAACCAATCTTATATTAATGACACTGTTAGACCTGCAGCATTACAAAACAAATGGGGTGACTTTGTAAAACCATCAGTTGATGCAGGAGCAAAGGCACTTAATGGTATTGAACTTGATGAGAATCTTGCAGGAACTAATCCAAATCCAACAGCAGAAGGAGCATATCCTATTGCTACATTGACTTGGATACTTGCATATGAAACTGGTAATGGTAGAAACACTGAAGCAATCAAGACAACTCTATCAACTCTATTGAGTGATGAGTATCAGGACAAAGCACCTAAGTTAGGATTCGTTCCTTTGAAGGGTGAGATTCTTGAAAAGGCAAGAGCAGCAGTTGACAAGATCGGCAAGTAAGTATATAGTCTTAGTATGATTGAATTAACACTTACCTCCCTACTAATGTTTATGGGAGGTAATTTTTGTGAATATGCTAAAGAAGGGCATGACGATTACAAGTCATTGCTCATGGCATATAGTGATGCTAGTGCAGAGTATGGAGTAGAGGAAGTTAAGAAAGTAATTGAAGAGTCTGGAGATATCAAACTCCAAGCAAAGGCAGTTATCTTACTTAAGTGTCCTCAAGTAATTTTAAAGTAAATAATAATTGTTACATAAGTGTAACTTATGGAGGTCATAAGACTTCCTTTTTTATGTCAGTGAGTCCGAATGTAAAGTTTCTTGACAAATTTTAATCTTTTATATATAATTATGTTACATAACTTTACAAGAGTTTATGACAACTACAACAGAATCAGGTGGAAGACAGAATATGTTTCCTACCGAAACTCGTCCTTACATTGACGAGTCAGTCAACTACGAAGGCTATCCTCAGAATGCTGAGAAAGTCAACGGACGTTGGGCAATGATTGGTTTCGTAGCACTAATCGGTGCTTATGCAACCACAGGTCAGGTTATTCCTGGTATCTTCTAATGAACTATTGGAAGAACGCAGAGCAAATTAATGGTCGTCTTGCGATGATTGGTTTATTTGCAGCCGTAGTTAATTACGGATTCACTGGCTGGGTTATTCCAGGCATATTTTAGACACTAAGGTCTCTTACACCCCCTCAACTATAGTGGAGGGAACTTTCTAATCCTATTACAAATCTAACGAAAGGAGCAAATTAATGACACCAGAAGCAGAAAAGTTTAACGGTTGGATGGCCATGATTGGCTTTGTCGCAGCTATAGGTGCATATGTCACCACAGGTCAAATCATTCCAGGTATCTTCTAATGGCAAAACAAATTAAAAAAGAAGAGAGAATCTCTGACAGAACCCAGAAACTATGGGCAGAAAAGTGGAACGGTAGATTAGCAATGTTAGGTCTAATTGCAGCAGCAACATCAGACGTTCTAACAGGGCATATGTTTTTTGGTCAATTCTAATGACTAGACAACCAGTACCATTTAGAGTTGTACCTTACATCTTCGTGATCGCTGCTAGTCTTAGCACGGTCACTAATGTACTGGTATAATTACCTAAATCTTTACAAAACTAAATAATTACTCGTAACTTATTATCAAATCAAAACATATGGGCGACTTTATAGCCGCAACAGACAGTATATCCCCACTAACAGCAATCCTATGGTGTTTCTACCCCATAGGTTGTTTAGTATTGATCGAATTTATTCTCCGTTCTATTAATGATGATGACGATGATGATTTTGAAGGTGGTAAAGGTGTAAGGGTTGGTCAAATGCAACCTGCATATGCACCATCAGGTACATAATGGATTGGTCTCACCCATATTGGAGATTCGCTGAACGTTGGAACGGACGTTTAGCAATGGTCGGTGTGTTAGGAATTATAATACTCTTGACGGTAAGGTAGAAATACCTATATACTACAGAGAGTATAATTACCTAGTCACATGCAACAGTTAATTTTCGTCGGGGTTTTAGCCCTCGTAGCATATACAAATGTCGGATCTCTCGTTCTTCAATAATATCCTGATTAATACACCCCAATCTGCACATGGGTTGTTAGAGTTTGGATTTTTTATTTGTGTTGGTATTACAGCGGGATCATTGGGTCTAATATAGTGATAGTATAATATAATACGGTTTCGCATAAATTAAATGGCAACGTATACTATTACACTTCAATCCCCAGATGGTACAGAAAATACTTTTGACTGTGATGAAGATACTTTTATCTTAGAAGCAGCAGAAGAAGAAGGTTTGGATCTTCCATCTTCATGTAGAGCAGGAGCTTGTTCAGCATGTTTAGGTAAAGTATTGGAAGGTTCAGTTAACAATGAAGAACAATCATTCTTAGACGATGATCAATTAGAAGAGGGATGGTCTCTTCTTTGTGTTGCTACTCCAGAATCTGATTGCGTAATACTTACGGAGCAAGAAGAAAACTTAGAGTAATTAATGAAGGACAAAAAAGCAGCAAAAAAATTATTAAAACTTGCAAAAGAACATCCAGAGTGGTATAGTGAAGAGGATGTTAGATATGCCAAACAAGTTAAATGGCTTATCAAGCAGGAAAAACAAGAACAAAAAATGAATGACTGAAGACACTTATTCTCCAGAAAAACTGAAGTTACGACAAGAAGTACTCAAAATTCTCATGAACAAGTATGGTGATGAGGGTAACATGAGGGCAATCTATGAATGTGCTGATGAGTGGGTGGATAAGTATGTTATAAGTGCTGGTGTAGTTGATTACTATCGTGCTTATAAACAGTCCTTTATAAATAAATCACTTGAATTATAAAAATGCAAAAATTAATTAATGTACTTGCTGTTGCGTCTGCTGCTGTATCTGTTGCCGTTGTTGGCAGTGGGTTATATGTATACGTCAATCGCGCATCCATCATTGATGGAATTAAATCTCAAGCTCTGGAAGCAATTACTGGATCTCTTGGGGGTGGTTTAGGTGGAGATCTTCCTATAGGTACTCCCGATCTTGTACCACCAACACCACAAGCATCTGCTCCTGTTCCTACTGGTGAAATATCTAAGTTCTAAATAATAGAGCCTTGCTCTATTTTAATGACTGACCCAGTAAAGAAAGATGATAAGAAGAAAAGTGCTCTTGGTAAGATAAAGGATGCTATATTACCAGATCAAGAAGAACAAGCAGCAATCATATCTACTTTTGTGAGGCTTGGTGTCTTGGTTTGGTCAGGAGGAATATTGACTCTTAATTATGTTTCCA